GGTGAGCAAGATCCGCGACACCTCTGGCCAGAGTATTTTAGACTTGTCCAAGAGCTCCGGCCCACTTGGGTTATTGGAGAGAATGTTGGTGGACACATTAAACTCGGTCTCGACACCGTACTCCAGGACTTGGAGAGTGAAGGTTACACCTCAAGGACGTTTAATATTTCAGCTGCATCAGTCGGCGCCAACCACAAAAGAGAAAGGGTCTGGATTGTGGCTCACTCCGAGCGCAACGACAATTTCAACAAGGAGCAAAGAGTCAATGGAGAAGAGAAAGAAATACCGCGAGAGCGTGGGGAGAACAACAGTACCCCCAGGGAATCTAGCCGAACAAGTACAGTACGGAAAACCCACAACACAGATGTGGCCAACACCACGATCATCAGCGGCAATGAACGAGAATTTAGACACAGTAAAAAAGAGAGTGGACAGGAGAGGATTCTTGGGAGCGAAGTTGGAAGAGAGAGTAGCGATGTGGCCGACACCGAGAGCGACAAAGAGGATGGGGTATTACGAACAGCCAGCTCCGAGTCAGATCAAGGGAACCCACGGATGGAGCTTGCCGGCAGCCGTGACGGACAGCCGAAGCGAGAATCCCCACAAGACATGGCCAACACCAACAGCGAGGGATTGGAAAGACAGTGGAAAAGCCGTAATCAATTCGGATCGGAATTTACTGCCACAGAAAGTGGCGAGGAGCGACAAGGAGAAATGGGTCAAGGGTGGTGGAGCGTTGAACCCAACGTGGGTCGAGTGGCTCATGGGATACCCAAGCGGGTGGACCGACTTAAATCATTAGGGAATAGTTTAATTCCTCAAATTCCCTATTATCTAGGGACAGTAATACTGAAGGTAATGAAGAATGAAAAAACTGATTAAAGAAAATTTGGAGATAGCTGCACGAGTTGTAGCTAGAGCTGAAAACAAAAAAACAAAATTAACGAGGCGTATGTTACTTAATGATCTTAAAATGATCAAGTTAAATTTATTGTTAATGGAAAATATAATTAATGATATTAAACGATAGACACGGAGAAAAAATTATAACTATATTCGGTCCTCCTGGAACCGGTAAAACTACACGCCTACTTAATATAGTAGAAGAAGAAGTAAATAGTGGCACCTCTATTGATCGTATAGGATACTTTGCTTTCACAAAAAAAGCGGCACGTGAAGCAGTTACTCGCGCGATGAAAAAATTTAATTTGGAGAGAAAAGAATTTACTTATTTTAGAACTCTTCATAGTTTAGCCTACAATCATTTAAATCTAAAGTCTTCAGATGTAATGGGGGATAAGCAATACCAGGAAGTTTCTGATTGGCTCCAACTAAAATTATATAATCCTAATAAGTCGGTTGATGAATTAGGAGTATCAATTCCTAAAGATATTTACATTAACCTAATTGATAAATCAAAAATAACAGGGACATCCTTAATGAATCAATTTTCTAATTGTGGTTATCACATTGACGGTGGATTTGATAAATTAAATTACGTGGATAAGGGATTAAAACAATTTAAAAAGAGACACAACCTTTTTGATTATACTGATATGATCTTGGAGTTTATTGAAAAAAATAACGCTCCTAAATTGGATGTTGTAATTATTGATGAGGCCCAAGACTTAAGTTTAATTCAATGGCAGATGGTAGAGCAACTTATCCGAAAAGCTGATCGCGCCTACATCGCGGGTGATGATGATCAGGCAATTTTTAAGTGGGCTGGAGCTGACATTGGCCGTTTAAAGAAGATAGGAAAATCAAATGCCATTCCAAAAAGAGAGATTTTAAATCAATCTTATAGGATTCCTAAGAAGGTTCATACCATAGCCCATCAAATCATTACTCCTATAAAGGATCGAGTAGAAAAAGAATGGAAACCACGGGAATATGAAGGAGAATTAAAATATCATCGAACAAGATTAAATCCTCAGATGGATTTAACTCAAGGAACGTGGCTAATATTAGGTCGTGCCAACTATTTATTAGACCAACTTGCAGAAGAATTAAGAATAAGAGGATTATTTTTTGAGAGATACAATCGATCCTCTGTGTCCGAGAAAATGTTAAATGCTATAATTGGATGGAAAACTTTACAAGAAGGAGGCTCAATTCCTTTTAAAGTATTAAAAGATATGTACTATTATATGTCTGGAAACAATCATATTGCCCATGGTTATAAGGATCTTAAAGCTGCGGATGAAGAAAAAGAATATGATCATGAGTCATTAGTTATGTTTCATGGGTTAAATGTGCATCTTGAAAGAGAGTGGCATGTGGCCTTGGATACTATTCCTGAATCACAGCACGCCTATATTACGGCGGCATTACGGAGACACCAAGATTTTAATGTATCTAAAAATATAAAATTATCTACGATTCATGCGGCAAAGGGTGGCGAAGCGGATCATGTTATGTTACTAACGGATCTACCCAAAAAGGTGGACGATAATTATTTTGTGCAACAGGATGATGAAAGGCGCGTGTTTTATGTGGGAGTTACTAGGGCAAAAAAATCTTTACATGTTATTGAATCAGAATCTACAAGAGAGTTTAGGGAAATTTTCTAAGTGATCTCAAAAGAAATTTTAAAAGAAGCAAACGAATTAATTAGTGGTAAGCGGCATACTGACTATGGCGACAAGCTTACTAATCACAGGAACATCGCTGCGTTGTGGTCTATTTTCCTCCGCACTAATATTACCCCCCACGATGTGGCGATGTGTATGGCGTTGGTAAAAGTGGCTAGACTAATGCATGCACATAAAAAAGACAGCTATGTAGATTTATCTGCCTATGCATCTATTGCAGGAGAGATAGCAGCACGTACAGAAAAGGATAGATCATTTGAATCAGAGGGAGAACGGCGAGGAAGAGAGACAGCAGAATATATTAAAAAAAGGGATGCATGAGACAACCCTCCTTGTTCCAAGCGCCAAGTGAGTGGATTCCTCCCGAGAGAATACCGGATCTGTCTGAAGCAAAAGAAATTGCTATTGATTTAGAAACACATGACCCTGGATTAAAAACTACAGGGCCGGGTTGGGCTACAAAAAAAGGAAAAGTTATTGGTGTAGCGTTGGCCGTGGAGGGATGGCAGGGATACTTTCCCATTGCGCACGAAGGAGGGGGAAACTTTGATGCGAAATTTTTCACGATAGCTTTAAAGAAAATATTAGAGCTCCCCTGTGATAAAGTATTTCACAATGCAATGTATGATGTAGGTTGGCTTAGTGCCATGGGCCTTGAAGTAAGAGGCCGTATTTGTGATACAATGATTGCCGCCCCTTTAGTTGATGAAAACAGATTCAGTTATAGGCTCAAGGATGTAGCTGCGGATTATGTAGGGGACACTAAATCAGAAGCTGGACTGTACGAAGCGGCTAAGGACTTTGGGGTTGATGCCAAGGGAGAGATGCATAAGATACCGGCCATGTATGTAGGACCGTATGCTGAGCAAGATGCCGCAGTCACATTAAAATTATGGAATGCATTAAAGAGGGAGATCATTAAACAGGAATTAACTACAGTTCTTAATTTAGAAACTGAACTGTTTCCCGTATTATTTAACATGAAAAAGAGAGGTGTACGGGTTGATGTGGAAAAAGCAGAACGTCTTAAAAAAGATTTTAAGAATACAGAAAAGAAGATATTGAATAGCTTACATAAAGAGTGTGGTTTTGAGATGGAAATTCTCGCTCCATTGTCGATTGCAAAAGCTTTTGAAAAATTAGGAATATCATATAATCGTACCCCCACGGGGCTTCCTAGTTTCGATAAGAATTTTTTATCCACCCATAAGCATCCCTTCGCTAAAAAAATTGTGGAAGCCAGGGAAATAAATAAAGCTTACACTACATTCATTGATTCCATTATAAAGCATTCTCACAAGGGACGCATTCACGCGGATGTGAACCAATTGAGATCGGAAACAGGTGGTACTATTTCAGGTCGTTTATCAATGCAGAATCCTAATTTGCAGCAGATACCCTCTCGTAATCCTAAAATTAGTCCTAAAATAAGATCATTATTTCTTCCTGAAGAAGGAGAGACGTGGGGGTCTTTTGATTATTCTCAACAGGAACCACGTTTGTTGGTTCATTATGGTGCATTGGTTAAAACTAATTCACGGTGGCAAGCTTTATATGAAGACATTGATACTGTTAGTAAACTGATAGATGATTATACGAACAAGGATATAGACTTTCATCAAGCTGTCGCTGATATGGCAAACATTGATCGTAAGCAAGCCAAGACAATTAATTTAGGAATGATGTACGGAATGGGGAAAGGAAAACTGATGAGTCAATTGGGATTGGATAGTAAACTGATAAAAGATAAAGAGGAGATTGATAAA